ATAAGCTCATCATATAACCTTACTACTTCTCTTGTTGTATTATTCACGTCAACTCCTTTTTTATTGGTCTATATAAATACTTTAACACTAAGAAACTGATTAATAGTTTTAAGTATACTTCAACACTTGCATCTAACAACCAGACTATATCATATATTGCTTCACTCATCATCAACTCCTTTTTGTTTTACAAGTTCAGTTAAATAATCTAGATGTTTCTTTTCTATTCCACCCATTCTATCTCTATAATGTTTCTTTGCTGTAGTTTCAACAATATAATCATACCATTTTCTACAACTCCAACACATTAAATCTTCAGGATCTTCTATAAGACCAGCACAATCATCTACTATGTTTTGATAGTGAAAGTATAAATGTGATGCAAACTCATCATCTTCGAACTCTGCTCTTTTGTACAGTCCAGCTTCTTCAAATTTATTGAAATAATGTTCTACTTTTTCTTTATATTCCATTGTCAACTCCTTTGCTCCTTTTATGATAATACCTGCTATTAGTTGTGCAATAAGTCGTCTCCCGTTTCTCATTACCTCTCTTCATTTAAAAGGACTGTTACCAGTATCCTTACTAATACACAGGCATTATTGATTATTATTTATTACGTAAAGCTGTAATACCCATCATCACTAAAGTAATATCTTCAGGTTTCATTTGTATCCTAACCTCATGTTTATTACGATTAGATAATGATAGATAAGTCTTACCATTAGCTGTTTCATCACCTTGAATGATGTCAAACTTATCAAGATTGTATAGTTTATGATGTATATTTACCCAATTATTTGCCATTACATATCTCCTTATAGTTTGGTATAAGTTTATTATATATACTTGCATACATGCGGTACGATAGAGTGGGAATCCATACAGAACTCTTACATATACCATACCACACAGTCAACTTAACACACTACTACCCCTATTGAGGGGCAGTAATGGTTGCTATTTCTTTCTCAAGATCAGCAATATCTTTCTCATCTTTAGTAACTACACAGTTAATCTTATCTAATACTTCTTTATCACCAGTAAGCTGTGCAACTTCTGCTAACATCTTAAGGTCAGATAAGAATCCCTTACGTATATCATTCTTAGTAGGCATCATCTTACCAAACACTCTCTGTCCAAACCTTACAGGTGCATTGATATAGTTAACTATGTAATCATTTACCAAAGCATTAAAGCGTTTCATTAAAGTCATAAGTTCTCTCCTTATTATATTTATTATTATCATATTCAATTATATTATTCTAAATCAAAAATAACGTAATTCGTTTCACGAAAACCCCCTGTTAAGGGGGTACCTATATATATAAGGCCACACGATAAAATGCTATAATTTTGAAACCTTCTTGCTTTAGCCATCAATTTCATATATATTACAATGTCAGTAATCAAATGATTATCACCCAGACAGTACCCTTGAAATAGTTCTGCTGTAGGGGTCAGACGGTGGGTTACTCTCCATATAGGATCAAGAGGTTTCCCCTCCAACTGGCAAAAATTGCATTGTTACATATCTTAAAGTATGGGAGTCTATTACTGGCTTTGAGTAAAAATAATGTTAAGACCAAAAAAAAATGGAGTTTTGCTACTCAGGGGAGTATTGCATCTAATTATAGGGGAGTTAATATGGCTACTAAAGAATACGTATTAAGAATTGGTTTTGATCCTATTTCAGAAGAAGTAATATATATTAAGGAATATATAGATAAATCTAAGGCTACACTACAGATTGATAATGAAGAAGTGGAGCTTGATGATGAAGTATCAGATTATATTGTTGGTGATATTATGGGGATAACTTAACCTTCCAAACCATCTGACGAGGTTTGGGTGTAACTTATGAGAACATATAAAGTTAATAAGATAGAGCATACAGTCTTTGATTCACTTGATGAAGTACCTAGTGACGTACATTATTTAAGTGATTGGCGGGAAGGTTGCGTAGGTGACTGGGTAAAGGCTGATGATGAGTGTATTGTGCAGATCTTGCGTAAGGGTACTATGCTTAAGGCTAAGGGTAAGAAGCGTGAGGTTAGTTATATTGGTACGTGCACAGGCACATTTACTGTTGCTCCGAAGACTAAGATGGATACATCTAGAAGAGCTAACATCTATTCCTTTAGTGGAAACTTATCTGCAGAGGAAATATTAGAGACCAGAGAAAATTTAAATAGTAAAGAGAAGTTGTTTGTATTAAATTTGCTAAAGGGCATGGACCCTCAAAAGGCATATATGAATGTATATCCTACAAATAACCCTGGATATGCGAATATGAAAGCTGCTCAGTTAATAAAGACCGAAAGGGTAGATACTTATATGAGAGAAGAACATAGAGAAGTTTGCGAAAAGCTAGGTATAAATGCCGAAGGCGTATTATATGGGATTAAGCTAATAGCGCAGACTGCTGAAAAAGATGACACTAAGCTGAAAGCCTTATTTAAGTTATCCGACATCTTAGATTTAGAGGATAAGACTAGCACAAGCACGCAGCAGGTCACTGGAGCAGTCTTCCAGGGTTTTAGTAGTAAAGAACTAGAAAACGTAGAACGAAAGGAAATTAGTAATGGCAAGTGATGAATATAGAGGTACGATGTATTTCTCGGAGACAATGCCTAAGGGAGCAGATAAAGCAGACAATAAGTTTAATCCTGTAATGTATAAAATGGTAGAAGACTATTTAAAAAATCCTAAAGAATATGGTGGGACAAGTGCATTACAATCAATGTTTGTAGATATTGGATACTTAGACAAGGATAATCCTAATAGTATGGATGCTCTTGCAGGGCCTATGACAACAGGAGCTGCAGAAAGATATCAATATAATTACGCTGATAATGCAGCAAGACATTCAATGAAAAATGCTCCATCAGATATTATTAATTATTTAATAGATTCAGCTAAAGGTATGTTTGATTAATGCATGACAGGCCTAAAGTAGAATCTTTTAAAATAGAGACTCCTGTAGGTTCTTTCGAAAGTGATAGCGGCAACCATGTAGTTGATGTTATATCTGTAACAGTAGTAATATTAGTAGTACTTATGTTTAAAAAACTATATTTTAAATAATGGCTAACATAAATAGTAGAAATGTATCCGAAGCTGAAGAGGAATTAAGGTTAGCATATACTGATTTAATAGCATTTGGTAAATTGTTTTTACCTGATGACTTCATGAGGAGTGAATCTCCTTTCTTTCATTATGAAGTGTGTGACGCACTCAATGATCAATCACATAGACAATTAGCAGTTATCCTTCCTAGAGGTCATGGGAAAACTGTTCTCACTAAATGTAGTATTATGCATGATTTTTGTTTTGCAGCAGAGCCTTTATTTTATGGTTGGGTTGCTGCATCAAGTAAAATATCAGTTCCTAATCTTGATTATATTAAATACCATATTGAATACAATGATAGGATTAAGTATTACTTTGGGAGCTTAAAAGGAAAAAAATGGACTGAAGATGATATTGAACTTAATAACGGTTGTAAACTTATTTCTAAAAGTAATCTATCAGGTATTCGTGGTGGTGCCAAGCTTCATAAGCGTTATGATCTTATTGTACTTGATGACTTTGAAGATGAGAATAACACAGTCACGCCAGAGAGCCGCTCTAAGATTGCTAACCTCGTCACGGCAGTCGTATTTCCAGCACTTGAACCAAAGACAGGTAGACTACGAATAAATGGAACGCCTGTGCATTTTGATTCTTTTATTCAAAGAATACTAGTAGGAAATGACCAAGCTATTAAAGAAAAGAAAGATTATTCTTGGAAAGTAATTACATATAAAGCGTTGCAAGAAGACGGAACTCCTTTGTGGCCATCATGGTTTGGTCACAAGGAGATGGAACGTAAAAAGAAATTCTACGCTGATAGTGGTACTCCTCATAAGTTCTATCAAGAATATATGATGGAAGTTCAAAGTGAACAAGATTCATTGTTTACTAGAGAACATATAAAATATTGGGATGGCACGTTTACTAAAGATAAAGAAACAGGTTTAACATATATTATTCCAAATGGAGAAGACCCACAACCTTGTGATATATTTGTAGGTGTAGATCCAGCAACAGATAGCGCACGTAGGAATAGTGATTATAGTGTACTTATTAGTGTAGCAGTTACTCCTAATAATAATATATATGTACTTGATTATGTGCGCAATAGAACTTTACCTGTACTTGGAATCCCAGGTACAAATCAAAAAGGTATTGTTGATTATATTTTTGAGATTAATGAATTTTATAATCCTAAGATGTTTACTATTGAAGATACTACTATGAGTAAACCTATATTTCAAGCTATATACTCTGAAATGAGAAGAAGAAATGTATTTAATATTGGATTTAAAGCTGAAACTCCTGGCAATCGTATGAGTAAAAGAGATAGAATACAAGGCATTTTAGCACAAAGGTTTGCAGTAGGTCAAGTGCATATGAAAAAAAATCATTATGAATTACATAGAGAAATACTTACATTTGGACCAAGGATGGCGCATGATGATACTATTGATGCGTTAGCATATGCATGTAAATATGCAAATCCACCTCAAGGTATATCTGAAACCAGAGAGGGTTGGCAAAAACATAAACCAAAAGCAAAGAGTTGGGTAACAGCGTAATGGCACGAAAGAAATATCACACATGACCAGATGGCAAAAAGCTGCACCCAGTTGGGAAAAAGCATAAGGATGGTGGTATGACTAAAGCAAAAAAAATGAAACCTGGAAAATTAAATGGACCATCTCATAAAAATGGTGGGATATTACTTGAAGCTGAAGGTGGCGAATATATAATTAAAAAATCTAGTGTAAAGAAACTTGGTAAATCTACATTAGATAAGATAAACAAAGAGGGGAAACTACCAATGAAAAAACCTGCTAAAAAAATGCATGGCGGCATGATGAAAAAGGGAATGAAAAAATATTATGGTGGCGGCATGACTGGAATGAACAGAAGAAAAATGATGATGGAAGAAGGTGGAATGGCTAAGAAGGGTATGAAGAAAGTAGATAAAAAGAAAAATCCTGGACTTGCTAAATTACCTAAGCCCGTTAGAAATAAAATGGGTTATGCTAAAAAAGGTGGCATGGCAGGTGACTCTATTAAAACTTACGCTTCAGGCGGATACGTAGAGGGGAAATAATTATGGCTTCAGGATATAAAAGATTACAAAAACGTGGTGAACCAGGATATAAACCTGTAAAGAAAAGTGCTGCATCTGGTGTTAAGCGATTTAAAGAACCAGAAAAGTCTGGAGTTAAAAGATTTAAAAAAGATAGCAAAGAAAGTATTTTAAAAAAAGAAATAGAAAAGTTTATGTCTCCTGCTGAAAAAGCAAAAAGAAAAAAGAAAAGGTTGCAAAGACAAGCAGAAAGATTAGCTCGTAGGTCAAATAGAAACTTAAAACGAGCAAGTAAAAGAAAAGCTAAAGCTGAAAGCCAAATGATGAAAGAAGCTATGAAAAGAGAAGAGTTGTTAAAAATGAAACATGGAGGCAAGGTTGGTGATGTAGTAAAAACTTATGCTTCTGGTGGTTACGTAGCAGGTAAATAATGGCTTCTCCAGCGTGGCAACGAAAAGAAGGTAAAAACCCAAGCGGTGGTTTGAATAAAAAAGGAGTTGCATCTTACAGGGCAGCCAACCCTGGTTCTAAATTAAAAACAGCTGTAACTACTAAGCCTAGTAAATTAAAAAAAGGCAGCAAAGCTGCTAACCGAAGAAAATCATTTTGTGCTAGAATGTCTGGAATGAAGAAAAGATTAACAGGTGCAAAAAAACGTAACGATCCTAATAGCAGAATTAATAAATCACTTAGAAAATGGAATTGCAAAAATGGTGGGATGGTAGGTGATGTAGTTAAAAGCTATGCATCAGGTGGATATGTGGAGGGAAAATAATGTCACTATATGAAAACATAAATAGACGTAAACGTAAGGGTATTAGCAGGTCTAAAAAGAATACTACTATTTCTAGAGAAAATTATGAAAATATGAAAAAAGGTTTTCCTAAAGCTGCTAAAGGTGGTTCGGTAAAAGATTTAAAAAAAGTATCAAAAGAATTAAAAGGTGCATCTAAAATGCATTTAGCTCAATCGAAACGTGTAATGAAACACGCTAAAAAAATGGCTGGAGATTCAGTTAAAACATATAGCAATGGTGGTTACGTGGAGGGAAAGTAATGCCTAGATTTGGTAAAAGATCAAAAGAAAGGTTAGCAACTTGTGAAAAAGATTTACAGCTGGTTTTCAATGAAGTCATTAAGCACGTGGATTGTAGCATTCTTGAAGGACATCGTTCTAAAGATAGACAAAATTCTCTTTACGAAGACGGGAAGACAAAAGTTCGTTATCCTAATGGTCGCCACAATTCTAGTCCTAGTCGTGCAGTGGATGTTACACCTTATCCTGTGGACTGGAAAGATCGTGAGCGACAAACTTTGTTCGCTGGGTTTGTTCTTGGTGTAGCTAATCAAATGGGAATAAAATTAAGATGGGGAGGGGACTGGGACCAAGACTTCGAGGTTCAAGATAATAAGTTTGATGATTTCCCCCATTTTGAATTAAGAAAAAAGTAATATGAAAAAGGCTTTTAAGTTTCTAGAAACATTTAATAACTTATGGTACGGTAAACCCGTAAAGAAAAAAAGAAAATATAAAAGAAAATAATACGTTCACGCTCAAGACAAGAGCTTAAAGTATAACTCAAAAGGAGAATAAAATGTCAAGACCAGGAAAGGGTCTGCACACATACACTGTGCAAGAAGCCCAAAATTCTACACTAGGTCAAGCTGGTACAGTATATTTGTCAGGCTCGGCTACTTACGACACAGGAACAACAGATAAAACAGTTGTTGCAATTCAAGTTATAGATGATATAACATTTTCAGCTAGTACAACTTCAGACAGTACAGATCATGCAAGTCCAGCCGCAGCATCTTCTTTAGGTGGAGCTGCAATGAGTACTTTGACCGTAACTTCAGGAATAACACTTTATGGTAGATTTGATAAAGTAGTTATAACTGGTGGCAAATGCATTTTGTATTTAGGATAATATGCCAAAATTAGGTTTAGGAACAGGCTTTTCAAGATCAGGAATAGTTACCCCAGGTGTCGTAACATCTAATCTGGTTATGAAACATATGTATCCTGCAG